TGCTTGGCGGCAATGGCTTGCAAGAACTGCAAACGCTCATCGCTATTGCCCGTTCCAAGACCAACGTTCACGCTCACATCCATCATGGCGTCCCACCCGCGCGGATCAACTTCAATCCACTGGTTGCGCAAACGGACAACGCGAGGCTTATCTTGGTTTTGCGTGATCAGGCGCAGCAATCCTTTGAATAACCGCTTCATACCGATTTCGGCAAAGATGCGCGCAATCAGTTCAATGTGTTGCTGCGCGGCTTGCACGGTGGCTTGAACCGCCAAACGCGTTGTCGATTGCAAAGCATCAGCGTTAAGGCCCATGGACGCTTTAGACATGCCAGTGCGCGCTTCTTTCACCTGATCCATGTACTCAATCATGGAAAACGCTTGCTGACCAACAAATGGCGTCGAAAACGGTTGCACCATGCCTGGTGCGCGCATCCTAATAATTGCGCCGTTCTCATTGTTCAGCACGTCATCCATATTTACCTGGCCTTCCACAACCGCGGTGCGCGGGTGAATGGATTGCGCCAAGGAATCAAGCATATTGCGAAGGATCACTGATTTGATGCGCTGAATGTCCATCGTGACATCAGCCGTGGACATACCAAAAAAGGTATGAGGCTCAGGATCGGGCACAAAGTAAGTGAACGGAATATCGTCAGCGGGTTCGTTCGCCACGATCTTGTAAGACGGGCCCATGGTGCAAATCTTGCGTAACTCGGCAAGTCCATCACCGTCCATATCCATGCGGATATAGGCTTCCAGGTACAAGATTCTGCGCTGCGCTGGATTGTTGTCGCTCTCGCCAAACATCATTTGCGCGGGATTGCGGGCAATGCGCTCAATGTTTGTGTCTAGCTCATCCTCACCCGTATTGGCTTCAACCTCTTCCTGGTCATAACCCATGGCAACCAGTTCGCTAACCGTTGCCAACTTGCGATGCGCAACAATGTCAGCGTCATCAAACGTGCGGGCGCGTCTGTCAATGATGAACTCTTCAGGCGCAAGCGATTCAACGCGAAACTTCTTGTGCGTAATGCGGCGGCTTACTTTGACTTCGTGAACCAATACGGTTGGCGTGAGTTGCTGGCCGGTGATCGGATCAATGATCGGCGGTGGCGCGTTGGGATCTGGCTCGCTTTGCAGGTCAACCATTTCAACGCCATCCTGACTAAGCAGCAACGTCAGTTGCGCGTCATCCATGCCGGAATATGACTCGTTTTTGATCTCGGTGCGCTCGTCAACCCACCACTTGATCACACCCGTTTTACGCACCAAAGCGTCTTTGAAGGCCGAGTGAAGCGTAACGAAGAAATTATTATCCTCGTTCAAGATGTATTTCACATAGTCCGTGGCTTTCTCTGCCATCGGCACATCTTCTTTTGAGCGCGGAATGTACTGAACAACGTTCTCGCTACTAAAAAATATGCGCATCAGGCTTGGCAAAATAGCCTGCACGGTGTCGCGCACATCCATCGAAACAACCTGGCTGCGCCCTTCTTCCTCATCGCCAAAAGGATCGCCAAAGTAATACTCGGTGGCTTTGGCGCGTAAGTTGCCAATCTCCAAATCAATAAAGTTAACGGCATCCGTGAGCTCAGCGGCAACGATTGCCTGAACTTCAGTATCGTCCATGGCTTGCCCAGACTTCGCGCCGGTTTCGAGTTCCGTTTCAATGTCCATAACTCACCATTTGACCTTGTTTGCCCAGTATGCCGCGCTCATTTTACCCTTGGCAATGTTGGCTGCGTGACGCGCTTTGAAGGCTTCGTTACGCTTTGACCCTTCAGGACTGCCGCTTACGCCTTGTTGCCCGAAACGGATCAGCTTGACCTCATCACCCGATTTCGCCAAAACAGCATGGCTTTTTGTGGGGTGGCTTGGCGTTTTCTTTGGCTTGTTGTAACCGGAAAACGTTTCTGATCCTCGCTTAATCACGCCATTCAACCTTGTTGTGGGAAGTTTGACCGATAGAAACGCATAGCTTGCATTGAGCGTCGACTATCTTGGGTTCGTGTAATGGGGCCGCCAACAAGCCATGCGTCGCATGTTCTTGCTGCGGCGCACTTGAAATGGAAGAGTTCGCAATAACCGAGGTTTGCGGCTTCTTGAACGGCCTCCTCAAGATCCACGTCCATGCCTTCATCATCGTTTTCTTCGCCTTCCATAGCGGCGTTTTCAGCGTCGCCTTCGTAATCGTCGTCGCTTTCTTCGCCATCTTCGCCATCTTCGCCGTGCATACCGTCTGTGATGCACTCAATCATTTCTGGCGTCTGAATAAACGCTGAGCAATTACCGCAACGCATGCTCATGGCTTGCTCTAAATCAGTGTTCCAAGTCTTTGATTTGGCTTGCCAAAATTCATCGTTTGGCATTTCAGGATTAGCAGGGCCATAACCCACGTTGGCAAAAGCCCAATTCCTGTTCTTTAGGTTCGCCAGTGCATCCGTGGTTTCAATAGGGCATTGCATCACATCGGCTTCCGCGTGATCCCTGCCTCGGAAAGCGCAATCGCAACGGCTTGCTTGGGATTCTTAACCTTCGGGCCTTCCTTGCTACCTGAATGCAACTTGCCCGCTTTGTACTCGCGCATAACTTTGCTGATCTTTTTCTCGGCTTTGGTTTTCTTCATCATGGAATGATGTCCGTAATGGATACGTTGATATTAGTTCCAGCACCGCGCAGAAACGCTATTTTCTCGCCAGGCGCAACGCGGAAATACTCAATGCACGGCGCAGGAATGAGTGGACTTGATGATGTTGCGGTTGGATCAGTGCCAATTTCAAAGTGAACATGCGAATCGTTATTGGCAACCGCAACGCGCATCAACGTAACGCCCGTTCCCGCGGCGTGTGACTGTTGACTTGTCGCGCTAACCGTTAACCCCGTTGTCGTGCCAAATTTGCCGACAATACCGGGCCATAGCTGGCCCTGCGAATCGCGTGATTGCTTACTCACTTCTTCCTCGCAGCGCGCATATTGTCAATCAAATTAGGGTAAGGGCGGCCAGCGGACTTCGCCATTGCCTTTGCGCTAGCCTTTTCTTTTTTAGATAAAGGTTCGCTCTTGCCAACTGATTTTGGACGTGGCTTGTCCCAAACGGGTTTGGTTTTCATGCGCGCACCTTATCAATAGGCTTGCAAAAATGCAAGCGGCGTGTTAATCGCGCTGCAAACGCCTCAACAACTCCACGCAATCCGCCAATAGCTGATCGGTTAGCTCAAGCAGCTCTTGCGCAATTTCGTTTGCCACGTCCACTTTGACGGACGGGTGGATGTTCTCAACCAAACTGTTAACCGTGGCTTTGATCGCCATTTGCTCTAGGTTCATCCCTGTCCTTTCAATAAATCTGCTGCATCCGTGTAACCGTTCTTCTCCAGCACTTCGATGCAATGGTTTAAGCGCGCTTCGCTTGCCACAAACTCAATCTGCGCTGCAAAGATAAATAGATTCTCTGCATGCTGATCAAACCCCGTATTCCTGGCAATGCCCATCACATCGCCAATCGTTAAGTCTTTCATTTCAACGCATCCTTAATATGGTCAGGCAACTTTGGCAGCGGTGCCCAGGCAATGGCCCACGCCTCCCATGTTCCGATCACGCACACGCCACCAGGGTTGAGCAAAAGCATCTTTACCCCTAACGGTGGCGGATCATCGTCTGGTGTGCGCCATACGGCTTGACCGGCAAGGTAGTCTTTCACGCTGCTCTTATCCCAAATGGGTTATGCCACAGCACTTTCTCTTTTGGCTTACGCGGCTTAAAGGTCTTGTATTCCTCTTTCACTTCAAAGTAATTCACAAAGGTTTTCTTCCAAGGCATATCAATATCCTTGATCCCTTTGGACTTCACAACAAGATCGTCAGCCGCCAATTCGGACATGAGTTGATCAACCCTTTTGGTGGTTATGTCGAACTTCTCAGCCAGGTGCCAAGCGTTGACAGGGTTCTTTAACCCTTTCAAGTAATCAAAGATCATCTTCTTTCTTGTTTCCTTAAACATTTTTGCGTGACTTGCCATTTCCTTTTCTCCTGTTAATTTGCTTCCCAAAGTAATTTTTGCCCTCTTAGTAACTCGCTTGTATCAACTCTAGGTCGTGATTTGACGTTCCAATTACCACCCCCTCGCAAACCTAAGCAAACCCAATTACTCGCTTTTAATGACGCTCCACCTTCTTCTGGAAGCGTATAAGTTATTAAACGCTTATAACCTAAAGCCTTTGCCGCTTTCCATGTAGACGAATAAAGCATTGAGCAAGCATTTTTAGTCCCATCTGTGCAGCAACGATTGACCTCAAGCGTCCAACCGTTATCAAGCATTCTTGCGACCGGCCTTCCAACGATAGCAACACCAACAACTTTATCGCCGTCGCTTACAGCAACGCAAAATTTACAACCTTGCATAGGTTTGTGATGCCTATGAAACTTAGCCACAAAAGCATTTGCCTCTTTAAAAGTAATAGGTGTTATTTCCATCAAACAACTGCCCTCAAGTTCCTCTTAATTGGCTTACCCCATTGGGAGTTGTAAGCCTTCCCGTACAACGCGGTTCCTGCTTCGCTGGCAAATGTCAACGCCAATGCGTCAGCCATATCAGGTGAACCCATACCGCGCTTGCGCATCTCATCTTTGCTTTCAAGTTTCATCTTGCCGCTTGAATTAAACGAGTAGCGCGGTGCAACGAGTTCCGCCAAAAGCGACTCATCTTTAGGCACCTTGCAATCACGCTTTTCAAGCCACGCTTTCATGCGACCCCATAGCTCGGCCCGCAAATTGATGTAGGTATTACCCAAAGCAGGTGACTCTGAAACATTCACGCCACGCGCTGGCATATTCAACTCACGCAACCGATCAACAACACCAGCACCTAACCCTATCGAGTCAACCAATATCTCAACGGGCCTATCCTCAAGACGCGTCACTTCGTACTCGCTTACCACGGCACCCGTTGTTTGCATCAGATCAAGGTTCCTCCACTTCCTGATTTCCGTCACCGTGTTCCCTTTCCTTTTAGCAAGTGCCGTGGAATCCGTGCCAAACCTTGCTACATCCAAACCCCAGATCACGGGTGACTCTGTCGGTGCAACGTCACGGTGAAACGCGCTATCAACAAGCTCAACGCCAATCAACGTATCGTCATCGGTTGCAGGAAACTCACCCAACACACGCACACGAAACGCGTTGGATTCCTCGCCATAGCGCGAAGCCATGTCCTGGATATATTCCTTGCTCACGCGCCTTGAGTCATAGCAAGACACGCGACGCGTCCACCATTCATCCTTCAAACGGTTATGCGTCTCAAAGAAAAACCCGCTGGACTTCGTTGGGTTCCCAAGCAAAATCGTGACAGCGTTATGCCCTGACATAGAACCCGCGGCAGCCTCAAACACGGCTTCAGGAATCCCTGACGCTTCATCCGCCACAAGCATCACGTTATCCGAATGCACACCCTGCAATGCTTCAGGTTGCTCGGCACGCGATGTGCGAGCCGATATAAACGACTCTTGCGGCGCGGCACGCATTTCAATGCGGTCCGTTTTCATCTCTAACCGATCACCCCAAGCGTTTGGCAACTCCTTTACCCATCGCTTGAGTTCAGCAAAGAGCGCGTCATACAACTGGCTCGATGTTGGCGCGGTCACAACAATCTTTGCAGGACCGCGCGTCAATATGTACCAAATCATCGCCCATGACGCGGCTGTCGACTTACCTACACCGTGTCCCGATCGCACGCTGATCTTTCTCTCGCCGCGCGAGATAGCCTCTAAAAACTCCTCTTGCCAATCGTCAGGCTCAACGCCAATCACTTCGCGCACAAACAATGGCGCGTTCTTGCGGTACCGCAAAACCAGTTCACGGTACTTGCGATAAATCTCGTTGTTATTGTCCGCCATAGCTCACCACCGCACGATGCACAAGGGTATGCGTCACATTCATCCCAAACTCCTCCTTAACCATGGCGGCAATCTTTCTGTAACTCTTTCTTTCATCCGCCATATCAACCATGAATTCCAACACCGGATAAGTGCTTTCGTCGCGTACTAGCTTTGCGCTCTTGCCGTCTCCGTCCTTGCGATACCCAAACGGTACATGGCCACCAATCCATCCACCAGCTTCCGCTTTGCTCTTACGGCCGTCGGCCATGCGCTCGGCTATGCGGCGGCGCTCAAGGCGCGCTACTGCCGCCATAAGCGTAAAGAAAAACTCCGACCAGCTCGATCCGTTATTCACCGGATCGGTACCAAGCGCCAACACAATCATCTTCACGCCCTGCGCTTTCCAAGTCTCTGCCATCGTCAAAGCGTCAACCGTATCGCGGAAGGCGCGATCCAATTGCGTAATCACCACCACGTCACCCGATTGCAGCGCCTGGACCAACTCACCACCCGCTTTGCGCTTGGCTAGTTGCACCGAACCGCTTACACCCTCATCAATAAACACCTGGCCAACATCCTCACCGCGGATTAACGCCAAACCCTGAATCTTCCTTATCTGCTCGGCAAGTGACGTGTTATCCACTTGCTCTTGCGTGCTAACCCTTGCATATCCATAAATCGCCATGTCATCCCTCATGTGTTTGCTTGCTTGGTGCAAGCGTAACACTATACAGATGAAAATTCTAAAATTTTTTGGTCCCCATTCGTCGGAACGACAGGCGGCGGGTGTGGGGTCCCGCGACAAACCCGCCCCCGCCAAATCGGTCGAGGGGGGTTCGCATCGAATCTCAAATGAGAGACATTCGCATCTGACGCTGGTTTTTGATCGAGAATCGCTATCAATTGCGAATGATTCTCGACAAATCGACCTAGATTGTCGCCGAAAGCGCGATTAA